CTCATACGAGAGAGCAAACATTGCGCCATTTTTGTTTTATGGCCATATTTTGCATCCTAATGGCCCCGGCTATTCTGATTTTGCTCAAGCCATCTCTACGCAACTGCTCTCTGTCATAGGCGGAAAATAATGCCGGGGCTAACGCGATTCCCTTTTCAGCGTTCCGCCGTTGCAATCTTCAATCCCTCGGCCAGCACCACCTTCTCAGCGATCAATCCTGACCAGACCGTCGCCTTCTCCACACCCGTGACACGCAACTTCCGACCCTATCGCAAGACCGCGGTCTTCTTCACGACCGGCCTCCCAGCAGGCCTCATAGTCTCCACCATCGCAATCACCGGCGCTGCTCTCACTGGCTGGACCGCAACCTACACAATTTACAACGGCACATCCAACACCATCACACCGGCGACTCAGCCAGTCGTCCTATACCAAGAGGACTAATGCGCAAACTTCTATTTCTACTCGCGCTCCTGCCCCTCATAGGTTCTTACGTTCAGGCGCAGACCACGACACCAGTTGCAGCCGGTCAATGTATGCAGACCAATGGCACAGGCGGATGGGCACTCACGGCCTGTTCAAGTGGTGGCACCTCCGCGGTCAATTACACCGTCGAATCTTATGGCGCAGTAGGCGATGCAACGGGCGCAGCAGGAGTCGGCACCGACAACACGACCGCCATTCAAGCCTGCATCAATGCACTCGAAGCCCTCACGATTCCGCAGGGCAACTGCAACCTAGCCAATAAGAAATATCGCATTACCGCGCCCATCATCATTAACAAGTCCAGCATCAACATCATTGGATCATCGCCGGGCGCATGGACGCGAACCACGTCCAACCAACTCCTTCAGACCTTACCAATCTCCGCTCTCGTGATCGACTCCGCAACTGCAACCGCTGTTGAACTCAATCCGGCCTCAGCTGGTGGCGGTCTATCCAACCCAGTCTCCTTCAATCAATTCCGATCCTTCTCCATCATCCGCACCCTCGCTGACACCGGCGTATCAACTGGCTCCTGCAAGGGCGGCACAGGCATTGGCGTCGGAGCAGCTGGCCTCTCAATCGAATATGCGGGTGGTTGGGTCGTCGACGACGTTTGGTCCTTCGACTCAGCTTGCGACTTCTACTTCAACAACGCAGGCGCATATGGAACCGGTCGCATGGAAAACTCTGGTGGCATGTGGGGCTCGAACGGCTTCAATCCCACGGTCCCGGTCTACGGCATCCTAGTCAACGGCACCTACTCAGCCGAATCATTTCGCCTCCGACACAGCTTTATCCAGACGCTCTACCCTGGCTACAGCGGCGTCCAATCTGTTGGCCTGCTAGTCACCGGCTCCCAGCTGAACGACTTCATGATCGACAACTTCGAAACCGCATTTGTCACCTACGGGGAGTATTTCCAGTATCTCGGCGGAGGCGGATCATACTCGTGCTCCGACATCCATCTCCTCGACACGATCAATGATTCCTTCTTTCAAGCGGGCATCGTCCTCTCAGGCATGACGCAGGCTTGCGGCTCATCCGTCGAAATCAATGGCGGCTGGTCTGGCACAAGCGCAGCGGGTTCAGCATCCAACTCAGCTGGCGTCAACGTCACCGGCAGTTCCGGCGTCACAATCTCCAATATGGAGTTTGGTCAGAATGGCTCTCAGGCATATGGTGTGCTTGCCAATTCTACTTCGTCGCACATTGCCATTGTCGGCAATCACTTCTTGAATCAAGTCACAGCAGCTATCGCGCTCAACACGGTTCGCAACGCCACCATAACCGGCAACATCATCGAAGCGCCCAGCGGCAACAACTCCGTTGGCATACAAGGGGTTTCGTTAGTCAGATCCACGATCAGCGCCAATTCCATATCCGGCTACATGAATTATGGCGTCACCCTGGATTCTGGCTGCTCCTACGTCACCACTTCAAACGTCTATGCAATCGACGCCGCGAACTTCACCCACACGACTCCGGTGACAGATTCCGGCACCAACGACGTTCAAACCAACTAAGGAAACTCATGAAACGCATCTTCGCCATCCTCGCAGTACTGCTCTCCTCGCTACCGGGGATGGCGCAGATCGGCCTCGTCAACTTCACGGCCACTGGCTCCTTCACCCTGAACTCCGGCGACGTACTCACGCTGCGCGCCCAAATAGTCGGCTGCGGCAATGGCGCGGTTCCCTACTACAACAACCTGCCCATCTCCAACACGCCGAACCAGACCTACGCCGCACCCTTCACGGCCAACGCCTCTCAAGTTGTGACCGGCGTGCTACCCGGCAACGATAAGATCATCTGCGGCACCCAATCCTACACGACCTACGCCTTCACATGGATGGACAATGGATTCCCAATCGCGCCCACCGTCACCTACCGACTCGTCGATAACTCCACCATCAACCTCAGTACCCAGGTTCCGGTCAATTTCGTGCCGCCCGTCATCGGCAACTCCGCTGGAGCCTACTGCCCAGCCGCAACTCCCATCTTCACAGGCTTCAACGCCCAATATGTACCTCAGTGCGCGGCCAACTCCCCGTCAACTACTGCGGCTCTTCCCATCACAGGTGGCACACTCCAAGGCAACCTAATCATCCCCTCGCCCTGGGGAATCTCATCCTACACCATCAACGGAGTAGTCCAAGCCGATCAGTTCGCCGGTTCCGACATGTGCGCCAAGATCAATGCCGCGCTCATCTACGCCATCGCAAACAGTCGCCCCTTAGTCAATGGGCAGAACTTCTCAGGCACGCAGACGTGCGCCACCAACATGTTCGCACTCGGCCTAGCGGGATCGACCACCGCGGCCGTCACGCTGCAACTCGGCGTCGTCCACATCCAATCGACCGTTCAGCAGCTTATCACCAATAGCGGCGTCGGACTTTGGGGTATGGGTGGCAACATGACCCAGATTGAGTACACCGGGGGCTCAACCGTCGCCGCCGTTCTCTATGTCAACGGCACAACCGGCAGCGGCTCCTACGGCTCCAACGGCATCAATTCCATCGACATCCGCGACCTCTACATCTATGGCGGCGCGGCCAACGCAACTGACGCCCTCCGTCTCGATTTCGTCAACCGCTCCGACTTCAGCCGAATCAAGATGTGGGGCGCGGTCAACGCCTGCCTCGATGTCCACGGCGCTGTCACGAACACCTACCAGTCGCTCCATTGCTCAGTGAACGATGCCTTCTACCAGGGCATCCAATCTGGTTCGCACACCGTTCCTGCCTTTGGCAAAATCTTCGGCGGCAACACAATCGGTGGCACCATCGACTCAACCGATTCCTCAGTAATCGACGCCATCGACGAGGGTCTTTCCAACACCGGATGGTATCTGACTTCCGCTACCAACCTGACCTTTATGGGCGGCACATCGGAAGACAACCTCACCGGCAACGGCATTTTCATCAATACCACCGGCAACGGCGTCAATCCTGGCACATCCAACAAGCTGAACACCTTCATCAACTCCGATCTCGAAGGTAACGGCGCGGGCACAGCGGGAGTAGACGTAACCGACAACGGCCAACAGAACACTTACATCAACCTGACCGCAGCCTCGACGTGCTCATCCTGCGCCTCAGTCTATCAGACGCCCATAAGCGGCGGCGGCTCCATCATCATCGGAGACGCAGTTCTCAAGACGGGCACATCCGGCCACTTCGTCGTCATTGGTAACAATCCCGACTTAGGGCGCAACGGCGGAACAACCACATTAGCCATCGCGTCCATCACAACCGCCAACGTCACCCAGGTCAATTCCGGCGACTTCGAAGGCACAGGAACATTCAAGGGACCGATCCTAACTTCAAATGGTTCCCTGCCTACCTGCGCAGCTGGCACCGGTGTCACCTCTTGCTCCGTCACTGCTGGCTCAACACAATCGCGTGGCTTCATTACCATCACCAACGCATCTGCCACTACCTCGGAGGTACTGGGCACGTTGAACTTCGCCTCCAGTCTAGCGGCCGCTCCCTTTTGCACCCTTCAGCAATCTGGTGGGGTCGCATACTACGGACTCTTCAGCAACTCAACCACGACTGCCCACTTCACCATCGTCAATACGCAAACCGTATCCGGCGTGACCTCCATCACGTTAGAATACGCTTGCCAACTCTAAGGACTTATGGCCAAACTCGACGCAGCACAACGCAAGGCCGCGCCTCACGCTGGCCCGGGCAACTCGTTTCCCATTCCTGATAAGTCGCACGCCGAAGACGCGCTCCGCGAACGCAAATTCGCGAAGAACCCGGCGGCAATCGTGGCCGCAGTCAAGAAGCGATTTCCCTCAGTCGGCAAATCCCTACTCGCAACGGGCCTCTCAAAATGAGTTACAAACAAGATGCGCGCTATCCTCTGCTAACCCACAAACAACAGGGTTTTCTGGACTCCTTCGCGATCAACCAAGATCTAACTCAGGCTGTGTTGGAAAACTATGACATCAAAGACCCCGCGCAAGCTCGATCCTACGGCCTCACCGTCATAGCCCACCCATCAGTTGCCGGGCTCATCCGCGACCATATACAACCCAAGCCCGTCGCTAAGTTACCCACATCCGAAGAACTTCGCGCCATGTACATCGACATCTACAACAACGCCGAAGAGTCTCGCATCAAACTGCAAGCTCTGACAGCCTACGAGCGCGTCTCAGGTTTCTCCAAGCCCAAGACGCCAGTTGCCGATCAGTACGACGCGATAAACGACATCCAGGGCTAACATGCACACACTCATCGCCTATCTCATCATACATAAGACAACAGTGATTGTGTCTTTAGGTGTACTCTATGTTCTCGCCGCTGGAACTCAGCCGCCTCTGGGTTCAAACCCACCCAGCGGATATTGGCGTACCTGGGCCTACAATCTCTTTCAATCAGGGGCGGCGAACTTTCGCGACCGATTTCACCCCACTGTCTACGTTGACCCCTCAACCACTCGCACAACCGCTCTTGAGTCAACCAGCACCAATCAACCCGACGCAACCGTTGTCAAAGGCAAATAAAATGTCTATCATATCCACATTCGAAAAAGACGGCAAGAAGCTTCTCTCCGTCCTCGAAATTGCAGGTCGCGATGCCGATAAGGGCCTCGCATTAGTCGCGAAGTATCTGCCCGAAGCGGCCACCCTGGCTGAACTGATCTTCCCCGCCGACTCTGCCGCTATCAAGGCTGGCACCTCGGTCGCGATCAACATCACCGCCGTCGTTCAGAACACGGTCATCGAAGTTGAAGCCAAGTCCAAGCTCATCCCCGCTGGACTCACCGGCCTCCAGAAGTCTGCGGACGTTCTCACCATCGTCTCCCAGGCTGTCCTGGCCAACCTCAAGTCGCTCGGCTACTCGGCTGACTCCAACACCGTCCAATCAATCATCAACGCCGTTGTGGCCATCCTGAACATCCCCTCGGTGGCTGCATAATGGGCGCGCCCATCTACGTCTCCCCTGACTCAGCAAAGTTCGCCGTGACGACCCAGGAGTCCACTCGACTACTGGCCGCGCTCGAATCGAACACTGAACTCAGCAACAAGCAACTCGGTGTACTCGTCGGCTCCTTCACGGCCGAGAACATCGACTTCAGCTACACCTATGATGGCTCACAGTTTCTCATCGTGACCATCACCGGCAAACATGGCCTGCATAAGTTCGCGCCGAACGACACCATCTTCGACAACGTGAACGATCTCATCGCCAAGTCTGTCGCGTAACACCAGACGCCGGGGCTAGACCCTAAGAAACTGCATCGTTCGACTTCGGTCGAGAGAAGTCACACCGCGCAAGCGACGACCAGTTGATCCCTAGTGATTTAGACAAGAGCAGCTTTATCCTGACGACGGGTCCGGGATATTGCTTCCTAAAACTTCACTGTATAGACGGCATCTTGTCTAAAAACAGAACCCGTCACACATCTAACTTTTTTATTGGCTCTTAGCTCAAACGGCAGAGTGCGCGGCTGTTAACCGCGTCGTTCTTGGTTCGAATCCAAGAGAGCCAGCCAAATACATGAACCTTTGAGGGGCAGCGTGCCACACACATTTGACACACCGGAGCGGTGGAAATACACACCGTCTGCCCCACTCGGTCCACCCACGCCATTTTGGCTTGAACCCACATACTTAGACGAACCTGAAGGTATTTATGCCGGTCGAGGCAAGTGTAGCGGAAAGACAAAAAGAGCTTAGGTACCGCGCGCGCACAGATCTCATGTGGCTCGCTCGCGAAATCCTGGGCTACGAAGACCTAGTGGATAGAGTCCACCAACCGGTCGCCAACCACTTCTACCAGATGAAGCCCGGCACACCAATTGCCGACTTATCAGATGAGAAAGGCATGTCGCTATATGATCCCCGCGGACACTTCAAGACCACCCTCGCCATTGCATCGGCAGTCCAGTGGCTCCTCAACTACCCTAACATTCGGCTCTTTTTTGGGGCTGGTAAGTTGGATCGCGCCTCGGATTCCCTTGTTGCAGTCAAATCCCACTTTCAGCACAACCCCAAGCTCCGACGGCTCTTCCCCGAGTTTTGTCCTCCTCCAAACAAAGATTGGGGAACGACAACTGAATTTACTCTGCCCAATCGAACTAAAGTCCTCGTAGACGCTTCGTGCGTGGCCTTCTCAATGGACTCCATCAAGGCAGGTCCACACTGCGATGTCATGTTCATTGACGATGCTGTCCATGCCGACAACATCCGCACCCCCGAACTTCTTCAGAACGTCATCGACCGATTCATCTTCATGCGCTCCATCGTGGAGCCCTACGGATACATTCATGTCATCGGGACACCTTACAGCGATTCGGACCTCTACGCATGGTTGGAAGATCCAGAGAACGGCGCATGGATTCGCAAATTCCGACGCCCCGCCTGGGTCATCACTAACCCCGCTTATGTTAAAGGAACGCCTCTATCAGCAAGCGATGTCACCTTGCTATTCCCAGAGCGTTTCACGTTCGACTTCCTCAACTCAATCCGCAAGCAAGACGAATTCATCTTCAATTGCCAATACCTGCTCGACCCCACACCCGTCGACACCGCAACCTTCACCGACGAACTGATCGAATCCCACCACATGCCCCATATGCACATCCCGAAAAACGGGAGCGTGTTTCAAACGTGGGATCTCGGCTTCAGTGAAAAGAAGCGCGCAGACTTCACCGCTGGCATCACCGGAATGTATGACACGAAGGGCAATCTATTCGTCTTGGATGTTGTTGCTGGCCGATATTCGCCACATGCTCTGGTACAGATCATTGCTGCCCAGGCGCTCAAGTGGCGGCCTAGGCAAGTGGGCATCGAAAATGCAGGCGGCTCTAAACTCCTAGCCCCGGCGCTCGACAACCTACAGCGCACCATCGGCAAGCGGTTCAACATCATCTGGATGCCAACCAATCCGTTCAAGAGCAAAGAGGAACGCATCCTCTCTCTTCAACCTTTGATGGCCCAGCACAAACTCTATTTCTCGACTGCCATCCCACCTAGCGTATGGATCGAACTGAAGAAACAATTCCTCAAGTTCCCGCGCTTCTCACACGATGACATACCGGACGCGATCTCCATGCTCCTCTTCTTCGCGACGATGGTAGACATCATACCTGACTCGCAAGAGGAAGACGACGAGATCACTTCGGTCTTCTTCAACGCAGACGACGACAACCTACTTGGCGCTGGAATTACCGGCTAGCCACACTGCCCCAAAAGGGTTCACAAGGATAGCTTAATGGCGCTTCTCGAAGACTTGGTTCCGCGCAATACCTTCCAAAACGGCGAAGCGTTCCAACTGATTACGGAACCCAGTGAACTACAGCTGGACCTCACCAAACCCGATAAGGATTTGACGGCGCTCAAAATAGTCTTGCAGGACCGCGCTCAGGCTGAGACGTGGCTCCAAACTCAAGGATGGCTCCTACAGTGGCAGATGGAGGAACGTCTCTATCTGTTTAAGGTGCCCGTCCGCATGTGGGATGGAACCAACATCCCGCGTTCGCATCTCGGAATGCCGCTCGTCTATGAGCATGTCGAATCGGTCCTGCCTCAACTTATGCAGGGCCTCTTCGCAGACGATCCACCGTTCATGTCGAAGCCCAAACCCAACACACCAATGGATGCGGCGCGCGCGAACGATCAACTCCTGACTTACGAAATGAAGCAGGCCGACGTTCGTGAGCAGTACCGGTTGGGATTGAAATCCGCCCTCTTGCACGGCGCAGGCATCTGGAAGATCGGATGGGAAACTTACGAGACTACGCGCCGCACCTACATCAATGAAGCCCCCTATCAATGGCATGGGCTCAGAGATGGCGGCGGCGTTCGCATCAAACCGAAGACGAAGAAGAAAGCGGTTGACGTAAAAATCAAAGTCAATCGGCCAACTTTGGAATGGGTCAACAACAAATATGTGCTCGTCGACCCAGGCTTGACCGGCCCCGACATTCGCAAGGGCAAGTTCGTCATCCACATCAATTACATGACGCCGCTCGACCTCGACAAACTTCGTGGCTACGAAGGCTACGATATACCTTCGCTCGAAGATTTGATCAAGCTCAAGTTCCCACCCGAAGAAGTCCCTCGTCAGAATCCGCTCGAACAGCCGAAGTTGGATCTCTTTCAGGAGTTTCAACCACAACCGCGCCATTGGAACTCCACGCATGATAAACGCAATCAGCCTCTCGAAGTCATGGAGTATTGGACGAACGATAGGGTGTACACTGTCCTTCAGTCGAAAACTATCATTCGCAATGAGCCAAATCCGTTGGGGTTTATTCCATTTCTCTCAGTCACCCAGGCGGATGTTCTGGGCTCATTCTGGGGCATCGGCTTTGGGATGCTTATCGGCAACGAACAAAGGATGCAGCAAGGAGTCATCAACACTTTTCTAGATGATCTCTCGCTGAACTTGAACGGCATGTTTCAACGTGTGCGCGGCTCGAACGTCCAAACTCAACAGCTGCGGATGCGACCGGGCGGTATCATTGATTCAGACACCCCCGAAGGTGTTACCGTTATGAAACGGAACCCGATCCCCATTGCTGAAACCCAAGCCGTTCTCTCTGCATCAGATAGTCGCGCTGCTCGTAGAACTGCTGCCAACGAAAGTGCGGTACAGGGTTCTATGCCGTCTGATAAGTCATCTATCACGCGCACAGCAACAGGTGTTAATAGTTTGGCTTCAGGCACCGGAACACGCCTACAGTCTATTATTGAACAATTCTCATACCAAGTGTTCGTCCCAATGCTTGACGCCTTTCACAAAATGAACGGCCTCTTCATGGAAGCAGACGACATAGATCGCATCCTGACTCAAGAACTCGGCATAGCATACCAGGGCGACACGCTCGACCTCATCAATGCGCAAGTCGATTTCGAAATGCTCGCCGGTTCACGCCTGCAAGCCAAGACTGCGATGAAACAGAACCTACCTCTCTTCTACCAGTTCCTCTTGACTCAACCCGTCATAGATTCGCTGGCCCAGGAAGGCAAGAAGGTGAACGTCTCCGAACTCGTCAAGATGAGCTTCGACGTATCCGGCTGGCCCAACATGTCCTCTGTCATCGTCAATAAGACGCCGCAGGACATCGCGGCCGACCAACAGAAAGCCCAAGCCGCACAACAGCAGCAACAAGCTCAGATGACTCACGAAGCTCAAATGGAGCAAGTCAAGACTGAGAACAAGGGCCAACTACTCGACCGTGCCTCAATCGATAAGGCCGGAGAACTCTTCTTCAAACACATCTTCGAACACGACGACCAGATCGCAACAGGAGATCAATAAGTGAACTTGGATCAGACCAAGCAAGCGGAAATAATGGCGGCCTTCGAGAAAGCCAACAAACTCTACCAACTCGTCAATGCGCCGGGTTGGTCAGACGTTCTAGACATTCTCGAAGCCGAAGTCGTCAAGTACGAATTTCGTCTACTCTCGCTTCCCGCGGGATCGACGCGACAACTACTCGACGATACACACAGCCATGCGCGCGTTGCACGCTCAATCTTCGAGCAACTGCAACTCCGCATCCAAGCTGCCATAGACGTTGGAATAGAGGCTCAAGAAGCCGCCCAACAACTGTCGCAGCAGGCAAACTATTCAGGACTCTAACACGCTGCGGATTGCGGCGAAGGAAAGAGAAACATGGCACAAGATGATGGAAAAGGTGAGGCTAAGGTAGCAGCTGGCCTATCATTGTTCGACGACGAATTTACCGCTCAGGTTCCCACCACCGATGACAACTCCGAAGTTGTCACCGACGATGTAGATGACAACTCAGAAGTTGTCACTCCCGCCGCCACTACAAGAACCTCTGGGGGCAAGGTCACCCGCACCATTGACCTCGGTGACGGTTCCGGCAAGCAGGTCTTCACCGCTGACACCGCGGAAGAGTTACTCGACAAGCTGACCACCGCTCAAGAGAACGCCACGCGCAAGATACGCGAACAAGAGTTTGAACTGAAAAGAGAGAAGCGCGCCAAGCCTGATCGCTCAGCAGCGCCGGTCCTCGCCAAGAAAGAATTGACGGCGGATGAACTCTTTCAGATCGCCAATGAGCTCAGCACCAATCCGGCCGCCGCGATTGACAAAATCTTCACCGCGAAGACCGGTAAGTCCGCTACCGAAATCGGCAACTTCATCAATGACTTCATGGCCGCGCAGCAAGTGGCCCAGGCTGAAACTGCTTTCTTGATGAATCATCAGACCGATTACATCCCCTCCGCTCAGAATGCCGCGCGGATAGAAAAATTTCTGGCTGACGAGAAGCTGACGAAATCAGCATCCAATCTCGAATATGCCTTCCAAGAGTTGACAGAGAGCGGATTGCTCGATGTCGCCGTGGCCGACCCTAATGCGGTCACAGTAAAGCCACACACCCGCACCAAACCGATGTCGACGGGCATTCGTTCCAATCAGTCCAGCGCCACTAAGCCGGACTCCGCAGTGGAAGCGAAGCAAGCCGCGTCAGAATCGGAAGTCGAAGAGATCTATAAGCTACCATTAGAAGAGGCTCGTCAAAAGATGAACCGGCTAATGGCAAAAGCTAAGGCAGCTTCAGGTTCGAAGTAAGCAATTAATTTAGAGGTGAAGCAAAATGGCTTCTTTGAGCCCAGCTTCAGTAGTATCCACCACTTCTTCACTGACTCATCTAGCGACAATTTGGTACGACAAAGTTGCCGTCGAAAATCTGAAGGCTAATCTGCCCTTCCAGGCTGCGACCGAGAGACGTGTCCTACCTGAGCGCAGTGGCAAGACGATCCAAATGTTTGGATATCAGGTTCTCGGCGCAAACACCACGCCTGGGTCTGAAGGTCAGCCCGGCACCGGAATCGCGCCCACGACCGCAACGAACAAAACCAGCGTCAATCAATACTTCGATTACATGTCTTTCTCTGATCTTCTGATCGAGACTGCCATCGACCCGATTGTTGAGAACTCCGCTGGCGAAATGGGTTATCGCGCCGCTCTCACGGTGAACTCCCTGACCTCTTCGGCCTTCGAAGCCGCAGTGGCAGGCAACGTGAACATCGCCCTGGCAGACAACGAATTTTTCACCGCGTCCATCGCGCGTCAGGCAGTAATGAGCCTCCGCGGTCAGAACGCGAAGCCGAAGTCTGACGGCATGTTCTACGGTAAACTAGCAGCATAATGCCGTAGTAAAATTTGACTAAATCGGTGAAACTCTGATACACTCAGACAATACCGAGGTAAGATTGTGACAAATAATAAAGCTCATTGGTCGTATCTGGCCGCAATTATTGATGGTGAAGGCACCATTGCGATTAACAAACACAATAAACCCGACCGGTCTGATACCGCTCAGACATACGCAGTCGAGTTGACCGTCGTCAATACTGATAAACGCCTGATGGATTTTCTCATTAAGAACTTTGGCGGGCAGTATTATACACGACCTTCGCGCGATCCGCGACACAAACCATCAATGGCTTGGCGTCCGACCGGAGCGAAGAATCGCAAACAACTTTTGCTTGGTGTCCTGCCCTACATGATACTCAAGGCAGAGCAAGCAAAGTTAGCCCTTCTATATCTAGAGCTGCATTATACGAAAGACAACGCAACACGCGAGATTCTTTATCTCCAGTCGCGCGAACTCAATCGTAAAGGTCCAATTACCGTAACGACTAATACGTCAAACTCTGACTCACAATCAGAGAAGAGAGAGTCTGGTCTCATAGGCGACTATGAGAGCGATACTCAGGTGACTGAGATATCCTAAACACAAACAATTATCCATCCCTTCGTTTCATACGACCTGCTCAACGACAACACCGCTGGCGGCGTGATCGATCTGCTCAAGCATGTACAGAGCGGCGTATCCGAACTGAAGGCCGGTGTTCAAGGCTATCGCGTAATCGAACTGTCCGGCGTCCGCTACATCGAAACCACGACTGTTCCGACCTACGCGAACTATCCCTCGACCGGTAAGACTGGCTATGCGACCTACGTGGTCGGCATGAACGCCATCTTCTCCGTATCCCTGGGCGCGACCGCTGTGCCGAACGAGAACAACTTCCGCCTCATCACCCGCAACTGGGAACCCAGTTCGTCTGATCCGGCCGGCGTTGTTGGGGCATCCATTGCGTACAACTTCAAGTACGCCGTCCTCGCCCGTCCGAACGCTGTACCGACCTTCCGGCGCGTACAGAGCGAAGCCAGCATCTCGTAATTCATCATGCTAACCACCACAACCAAGCAACTCAAAAGAATTTCGCTTAAAGAGGGCTTAGCGGGACTGAAGGAGGATACCAATCAGCAACTTGATCGGTATCGTCTTTCAGATCACGCTGAACTCAAGAACACCTCGAAGCGTACCGGCCAGATGCTCTACCACACTGACCTTATCCGGCGCATCGAGAAACTCACCCACAAACGGGTCTGGGCAGAAGATTCGATCAATGACTCCGCGGTCTGCGGCTTCTACACACAACACAACGGTGCAAAGAAGTTTATATGCGCGTTCGACAAAGGCCCACTGCCCGAGTTTTCGCACATTACTACAGACGAGCGAGATCTGCCAATCAAGGAGAAGCGCGGTTGGCGCACGGTTCTGACTCGGCTTATGCAAGCCCAGGTCATAACGTGGCCGCAGGTTAAGTATGGTTTCGGAGACGGGCTCGATCATGCCGCATCCGACCGCTGGACTTTCAATACGCGCGAAGCACGCGCTAAGTAAGGATCTCTCACTATGGCTATACCTCGCTCTACAGCGAACTCGGCCCCAGCACCTAGCGCAGTTGCTAATTTCACGTTCGCTAACGTGACGTTCACTGCCGTAACCACGCTGGCGACTGTGGAAACTGTTCTCAACCTCCCGCGTACCTTCAAACCGCAGAAAGCTATTCAAGTGGTTATTCAAGGGCTCGGAACGGGATTAACTATGGGTTCCTGCTATGTGGCGGGCAATGCCCCCAGCTGCTCGGGCTGTTCCCCGAATACCTATCAGTTGCATATCCCGATCACCAACACGACTGCCGGAACTCTGACTCCGACCGCGCAAAAAATCTTCGTCACACAGGACTAATCACTATGAGCAACACTAACACCGATCAGCGCATCGTTCAGGGTTCCGTAGCTCCCATCACGGCTCCGACGGCTGCGACCATCACGTACTTCCAGTTCGCCGCTGGCGCGCAGGAATCGCGGACAGGCACCGTTAAGCTGTCCATCCCTGGTCAGTACAAGGCCAAGTATCAGGAAGTTCTCGTTCGCGTCTATGGTAACTCCAAGCTCGCGACCGTTGGCTCCCAGGCTCTGACCGTCACCCTCAATGCAGTCAACACTGCTGGAACCGTAACCGTCATTGCGACGACCGGTGCCGTAGCAGCCGCAACTCAGGCGGGTGCAGTAAACGGCTGGTACCTCGAAACGAAGATCCTCTTTGACACCACGACCAGTGCGGTTCTGGCTGGCGAGTTTCAGGGCGTCTCCGTATCCGGTGCGGGTCAGGCTCTCGTAGCCCGGACGATCCTCACCGCTCAGCCCGGCTTCTCGCAGACCGCCATCACTGGCGTAGGCGCACCTGAAGGCTTCGACGAAACACAGTACTTCGAAGTTGCCATCACGCAGGCGCAGACCGACGCGACTGCCGTTCACAACTTGCTCGAACTCTCGGCAGAGGTAATCTAAGCACATCATGGCGACTCAGCATACAGACGAACCGAAATTGAACATCACCATGTCCGATCTAAAGGACATGATGGCCGCACTCGTCGCGGAGATGAAGAAGCCCCACGTTGATCCTGACATCGTAGCACGCAACGAAGCCACTAAGGTTCGTATGCGTGCTCAGCGTGAGGAATCAGAACGTGACCTCGAAGCAATTCAGAATAGTTGCTCGCACCTTCGCGAAGACAACTCTTCCCGCATTGCATGGCAAGAGCAATTCATCCGCGCAACCAAGTTGTACGTGATCGACGGCTTCTGCCAAAATTGTAACAAACACTTCCATCCGAACATGAAGGACCCGTCCGAATATGCGAAGTGGCTCAAAATCCCAACTGGTAAGGTAGGTCTGATCTACTAATGGCATCCACGCGCACATTACAGCAAGTCGTACAATGGGCCATGACGTTCACCCAGATGACTCCCATCATCGGTGTCGCGGGCTTCAACGAAGAACCCGCTTTGACGATCTGCAACAACGTAATGCAGCGCATGATTGCCAAGCCTTATAATTGGAAATTCAACTCGGTGGACGCCCCTCTCTTCTACACAGTGGCGTCCTCTGGGCTCGGTACAACTCCCTGCCCCAATCCAACACCATCGTGCCCAACTCCCTGTTCCGGCACAAGCTGCATACCCACGCAAGACTACCAGCAATCCTTGACCGACATTGCCTGGCTCGAAGCCGCGTGGCGCATCGATACTCTTTCCACTGCAACACCGCAGCCACTCGACAACCTCGAAGTGGTTCGCGTCATCCGTCCAACATCCCAGACTGACAATCCAATGAAGATTGCCTGGATGTATGAGAACAACGACGGTGGCATATTCCGCATGTGGCCGATGCCCTCGATCTCCAAACAGTGGCAGATCGGCGTCACATACCAGAAGAAAGTTCCAATCATGACTGGGCTCCAGCAAACTTGGTATCCGTTCCCTGACGAGATGGGTTGGGTTTACAACCTCGGCTTTATGGCCGAAGCATACCGTCACGCAAACGATCCACGCTTCGCTGAAGCCGACCGAATCTTCGAAGCCGCGATGGCGAAAGAACTTGGCCATCTCGATTCAGAAGGCAACGCTGAAGGATTCCAGCCTGACAGCGGACTCTTCCTCGGGTGATCAACACCGTCGCATCCCGCGGCCATTGGGGCCGCTGCCGACTTCGCTACCACAACCTCCCTTCGTCTCACCGCATCAAGAGAAATCACAACCTATACGTTTAAGAAAATTGCTCTCGCGTGTTTGCTTTTCGCTACACCGTTGTTTGCCCAGATCGACATCACCATCGGTACCCCCGAACCCAACTGCACATACGGCTACTTTGACTATGCGCCGTACGCTTGCGCACCGTATGGTTATTATGGACCCGAATTTTTCGTCAATGGCCGTTACCACCCGCGTCATGCTTGGGGCCGCAACAATAACTACCGTGGAAAGTCGAACGGATATCACCAATCGCGCCAACCATCGCATGACTCAAAGCCCCGTAGCAACGAAAGGCCCCGCTAAATGATTATCCTTTTAGTCGTCCTGCTACTCCTCTTTGGCTTCGGTGGTTATCACATGGGGCCTGGACTTGGCTACTATGGAGGTGGTGGACTGGGCTTAGTCGTCCTGATCATCCTCCTCTTCCTGCTATTCCGCTAAACCCATGAACCTTCTAGGGGCAGCCGCGCCCAACTCCACTGCCCCGAAAGGGTTCTCACGTTATGCCGCAACAAGCCTCGCATCTTCCTTCGATCACGCGCTTCCTCGTTGGCCTAGTCACGAACCGCAACCCAGTTGACACGCCTTTCTCGCTCCAGGGCCTCAACACCATCCTGCACCATGACGTCCTCTCCGATGGACTCAACACCGAAGTCAGCCCCTACGATACCATGCAGCGTCGGCCGGGTTGGACATCATTTCTCACCGGCACGACCAAAGATGTGTTTCAGTACAAGGATCTCAATGGTAACATTTTTCTCCTTCGCGACACTGGCACTTCTCTTGTATCTGGCGCGACAACGCTCAAGACGAACTCAGCGGGTGCTGGTCTGTGGTCTCTTTCTGGCAGCGGTAATTTTCTGTATGGCACTAATGGTGTCGACCAAATTCGCGTCAATGATACTGGATCGGCATTGGGAACAGTATACGGCTGGGGTCAAGTTACGCCACAGACAGTCCCGACGCTTACCCTTTCCTCGCTCAATTATTTCGGTGCCGTAACCGGCTTCATCCCGACGGCCGACTTCGTTGGCGGCAACATTGTGGTTAGCGACCCAAACAATCAGCGCACCCTGACGATCACGATCAATGCCACGACGATCCACTTCAATGTCACATACACCGGCAACCAGATTTCGCAGAACCTGTCCTATACGACGGTCAACGTCCAAACCCAAACAGGCACCGCGCCGAATCAAACGGACACTAACGTCATCACTTCGACCAGCGGATACAAAGACCTCCTGACCTCAACTGGCACCACCAACGGTGTGATGCAGTACTATCCGAACACCGGCGTGTCCACGTTGGACTTCGATGTCTCCTATGGTGGCACGATCGCACTCTCCGCGCTCTCGACCATCATCAACACCCAGGCCGCAGTCAACTGGCCCGCGCTCCGCGTCAATGTCCCTCTATCGGCCGCGCTCAACTTGGTAGTCTTCACCACCACGACCATCGTGGCCGGACTCTATCATGCCCCAGGTCAGCCGCCATTCGCCGCGCAGACCGGCAATGCACTCAACTTTAAATTCGTCTCACCCTACGGCCAACCATTCGTAGGCAACCAGACGGTCTCATTCAACTCCGGTCTCTTCGACATCACCAATCCGCAGTACTCGCTCCTGGCATCAATCGGATCAGCGCCGCGGCTCTATCAGTACATCTCGCCCGCAGTGAACGTGACCGACACCTTCACCGGTCAGATCCAGTTGGATCTCGTCGGCGCATCAACCGTGACCAACACATTCAACTTCACGGCGCAAACCCTGAAGCAAATCGTCACAGCGATGGCCAGCGCGAGTTGGAACCCGATCTACGTTCAGACCGGCACCACATGCTACATCGTCCTCCGCAACTTCCAGGCGTCCACTCCGTCGACCACCCAGGACTCCGTTCTCACAATGGAGATCAATACCCTGGTGGACTTGGCAGATACCAATCTCAACTTTCAGAATTGGACCTACCTCGAATCGAACGACTGGGCTCAGCAACCGCAGCAAGGAGTGAACATAGCTTATGCCATTCGTGACGTCTTCTCTGGTGGTCTCTCCAATCTATCGCCGCCAGTTACCGTTGGCCCGCAGATCTACCCTGCTCGTTGGGGTGTATCCCTTAACCTTCCTTTCGCCGTCTACAACCCAGCCTTTCCGGCTCCTGCAAACGGAAACCAAAACATCGAAGTCTATCGCACAGTAGATGGCGGCAGCAGCTATTTGTATGAGCAGATCATGGCCTACGCCAACCTGACCACATACTCAACGTCATTCCTCATCACTGACAACGGACTCAATGAAGAACTCGTAGGACCAATCAATGAAGAAGCTGACCCCCCGCCAATTGGACTTCGTAATATTGTATCTCACACCGGTCGTAAGTTTGGTGTTGTTGATAATCGGGTTTACTATTCTGGTGGTCCTGACACAACGAACGGAAATGGTGATGAAGCTTGGCCCCCCGGCAACAACTTCGCATTCCCCGGCACGGTAACCGATATCAAGTCCATGTCCAGTGGTCTCATCGTAGGGCTCTCTGACGATCTCCACGTCATCACCGGCGTCGACTCGTCATCCTACTATGCGAAACCTTGGCTGGTCGGCTTCGGCATTACCAATCAAAATGCATGGGTACGCGATGGTGAAGGCCTTTACGTTTACACGGTTAAGCAGCAGCTTCACTCACTGTTCCCCGGTGAGTCAAAAGAAATCGGCTTCGACATCGGAGATCTGTTCCTTGCTAACTTTCCCGCTGCTACCACATCACTCACCTTTCATCGCGGCTCGTCACTCGATACCGCGCTCTACGTATCGAATGGGACTAATACCATATTCCGCTATAACCCGGCGAAGCGCGCTTGGTCACCTAAGCAAACTCCTCTGGTCACGGCTGGCCGCGTCAAGTCGCTCGAAACCTCAGTCGGTGTCAATACCCTACTAAACTCCACCACAAGCGGAGTTTGGTCGCGCAGTCTAAACACCTTCTCTGACAACGGCGCACCATACGCAGCATTCTTCACCATCGGCGTCATCCAACTTGCGCCGCAAGGTCAGAAGGCAACAGTCAACAACATCGCCACGCAATCCGCGGCACTCGGCACGCTCCATCAGACTTGGCTTCTCTTCAATGAGATCAACGCGAACATCATACCGTTCACGCAACTGATGGCACCCGTCAATGATCCGCCCGATGCACCACCGTCACAGTCACTCTTCGCGAAACGTTGGTACACACAATCCACTCTCACCACATTCCCAACCGGTACCGGACTCGTGAACTTGGCCTCAATCAAGATCGTGTTCTCACCAACCGACATCGTGAAGAATGAAGTGTATGGAGTGTTCATGAGGGATGCAATCTAATGTCCGCACCAGACTCAACGCCCGTTCCAATCAAGATGCCAACCGTCGAGTCCTGGGACACCAACCCTCGTCTCTCAACAGGGCGCGCTAACAAGGCCGCAGGTATCGCCCCTCTTCAAACCAGTGAGCAGGGTATGCCGCGGCCTGTTACAAAACTCAGTGCCATATCCACCAAGCGTACATTCGGTGGCGCAACGATGGCACAAGTCCAGATCAATCACAAGATTCCTTCCTACGACACCACGTTCCATCACGCGAACGTTTGGGTCACCGGCCTAGCTGGCAACCCCAACCCGCAACTGATGTCGTCCTCTACAGCGAGCCCTCACACGCTGCTCCTGCCTTCAACCGGTGAGCAGGTGTCCCTGACCGTTCAGTCGGTGGGCAAGGATGGTTCGCTGCTTCCTCTCTCCTCATCACCATCAACACCGGTACAACTATGAATGATATTTGGATTCGTAAAGCAGAACAGCGTGACATTCCGCTGATCTCTCAATGGATGTCCGATCAAGCACAAAAGAACGACATTGGATTTGGCGCTGTCCTCGGATATCCGAACACCCAGGTCTACGTCGCTCACAAAGATAAGCCAGTCGCCTTCCTTCCTGTCCAGCTAACGATGACGCTCGAATCATTCGCGTTCGCGCCGGGCTCCACAGAAGTTCAGAAGGCGGCGGCAATCGCACAACTCATCAAGACGGCGGTCTTCATCGCGCGGGAGAAACAAATTGCTGAAATCTATTTCTACACAACCGACGACACCATCGCCGCTTTTGCTGCTCGCCATAAGTTCCGCGAAATGGGCCGTAGCTTCCGGCTCCGACTCAGCGATCTCGAACGCTCAGAATAAAGCCTCTCAGGAAGAGAAGAACGCAGCCAACGCCTCGACCAATCTCTCCAACACAATTTCCTCCAACATGAATCAAACGTTCGCCAACTCGCAGGCGATCCAGGGAGGACTCAATGCACAACTACAAACTCTCACCAATCAGGGCCTCGCTGGCAAGGGCTTTCAGAACGGCGAAGAGGCTAATCTTCGCTCCGACTCTGATGAGCAATCGGCGCAACAGAACGTTAAGGCTGAGGCTGCTCTCAACCAACGCAACGCAGGAGGCGAAGAAGGCGGCGCTGCAACATCCGGCGCAGTCGGCTCCAATGACGCCCTGCTCGCCAACGCCGCGGCCGCTCAGAACGCCTCTGCTCAGCGAAACATCACCGGGGAGAACGCAACACTTGCTCGTCAGAACGTCCAATCGGGACTATCGGGTCTCGGTTCGCTTTCTGGACAAGAAACCAGCCAAGCCGACTCCCTCGGTGGACAAGCGGTAGGCGCATCCGGCCAATCCTTCAAGGAACAGACGCAAGCCTACCAACCCTCGACGTTCTGGTCTGGCCTCGGCTCCTCTGTCCTGGGCATGGGACTCAACGCCATCGCGCCGGGCGCAGGCTCACTCGTGTCCGGCCTAACGACCGCGAACACTGGGGGACAGCCCACTTCGGCCTCGCAGCTTGCCGCCTATAACAATACACCTTGGACGTAAATCACTTTCCGAGGTAATTGGGAACGAAGTTCTCGATTTTGGCATTTCTAGCCCTCCCTATGTGTTAGTTTACAGAAAAACCTTCAGATTTTGCAACAAGGTACCTTCCACGTTTTCCTTGGTATAGTACCCCTTTAGAATCAACACCAATTTAGACCAAATTTTTGAGGTTCAAGTGATTCTCAATCGCCTAGAAGCCCTGGCAGACTCCATTGCCTCCTACAACCTGTCCCATGAACCAACCTCCGCGGCGTATCAAAACCGCAACCCTGGCCTGCTCCGCGCCATATCCCTGAAACACTCGCGCGACGAACACGGCCATCGACTATTCAACGCCTTCATAGACGGCTACCAAGCTCTCCTCTACGACCTCCGACTCAAAGCATCCGGCGAGTCCTTCGCCAAGCTGCCCGAACGCGCCACCATCAATGACCTCATGCGCTCATACGGACACACCGGCGCACTCGTCGGACAGCGCATCGCCAAGTTCATCACCAAGGCGCTCGGCACCGAAGTCCACGCAACAACCGAACTCAGTTTCTTTTTGGAGAAATAAATGCCTGACCCAAACGTCCCGCCGCAGTTCGCAGGAGCCGCGCAATCCGCGCTCGCCGGATTACCTGACGAGTCAGGGCCGCAGCAGGCTCCTCCATCTCCTGCACCCGTAGCACCCGCGCCACAGCCCACCTTCTTCGGTCGACTCCTTCAGGGCGCACTCAATGGCCTCGCCGGTGGACTCAAGCAAGGTCAGGAGAACATCGCCGGAGCCGGAACCACCGGCTTCACTCCTGGCGGCAACGGACTCGCCTACGCGCAACAGATGCAGAACCAGCAGGACGCGCAAGCACGCCAGCAGCAACAGGACAAGCAAGCGCAATCACAGCAAGACTTCGAGAACCAGTCCAAGCAATTCCAGATGGCGCAACAGCAGCAGATGCAGAAAGTCCAAACCGTCCAAGCCAAGCTCGCAGGTATCCAACTCGAACAAAACGTCCAGCACGCCGATCAAGAAGTCCAAGACAAATACTACGCAGGCATGGAGCAACACCGTCAGGACATCATTGATGCGGGCGGCAAAGAAGTCACGACCCTCAAGGTGGGTCAGGGCCAGGACATGAAGCAAGTGGGTGCCGACTATCTCAAGGAACATCCCGAAGTCCTGAATGATCCCGCGCATCAAATCACCTTCTCGCGTGACCCCGACGGCGAAACCGAGGTCCACATCCTCAAGGGCGACCCTAACGCGCCCGTAGACAACAAGCTCACGCAATCACGTCTCAAATCAGTCGGCTCCGACCTCACACTCCCCGACGGCCAAATGACCGCTCTACAGGCGTCCCATCTCGTCGGCCAAGAATCCTCCAAGGCTGCTGATCAACACCATCAAGTTCAGATGGAAAATCTGAAGGCCCAGAACGAATCCAAACTGGAATCGCAGCGTCAAGCCGGTCAGGTCAGTCTCGAAAAGATGAAGGAAGGCGCGGCCAACTTCAACGCAGATGGTGGCGACCCAACCAAACCTCTCGACTCCACGCTCGAAAGATTGGTGGACGCCGTTCACAATGGTGACGCCACTCCCGCTCAAGTCACAAAGGGTATGGGCACCAAAGCCGTCGCAGGCAACCGCGCCATGCAAGCACGCTACGAAGCCAAGTACATGGACCCAAAATCGCCTGACTACGATCCCCAGGCTCAATCCTGGCAAGGCGCAGAAGGAAACTACAAAGCTGCGTACAACGACAAGAACACGCAGAACGTTCAGAATGCTGGCACGCTACTTGGCACAGTCAATCCTAAAACGGGCGCAGTTGTTACTCGCGGTTCCGTTGCCGATATGAAAGCCAAGATGCAACATCTCCAGGCTGAACATCCTGAACTCTTCTCCAGTGGTCCAGTCGCTCGTGGAGTCGCCCACCTTGCAGGTATAGCGGGTAACTCAGTTGCCGAAGACATCATGGCTTCCGCTCCTGACATCGCACTCGACTACGCTAAATTCGCATCGGGCGGTAACCCATCGTCTGATGCACAATTCAAAGCAGTCATCAGTTCCATCCAGCGCGCCCGTACTCCCGAAGCCCTCAAAGCTGTATTCGATGGACTCGACGATATGGCGGGTCAGCGTATAGCAGGCTTCAAACAGAATCCAGCCCTTGCGCGTCGTCTCGCTAACATCAAAGACCCCGGCACAAACAACGACGTAAACAACACGCCGCTGAACGCCGGAACCTCTTCGGGGCAGAAGCGGGTCAGTATAGACAAAGCTCTCCAGCTTCCTGCATTCCAAGGCAAGTCACGCGCTGAAGTCCAAAAAGCTATCGAGGCTCAAGGTCACACAGCATACTAAAGGGGCATCATGGCCGACTACACACAGGCGCAAATCGAAGCACACGCGCGCCAGCAAATGACTAAAATGCCCCAGTTCTTGTTGAATGGGATTGACCCAAACAAAGTCAAATTTGTACGGGCCGGGGCTGCGAAGGGATTCAACAACGAGGACGCTGTCGCATCCATCAACACGGCTGATCCCTACACGGTCAACATTCATGACGTGGACCGCTTCATGCAACCAGGCGCGGCCAGTCAGACTATGGCGCATGAATTCTCTCACGTTCAACAGTCACGTAAGGCGGGTGGCATGAGCGCATTTGCTCCGCTACCGCGCGCCGGTATTGACCCCTACCAATATGATGAGAACAATGTCGGAGGACGCCACGCATCAAAGTACAACCCCGAACAGCTCGCGACCATAGCGCAGCACTACACCGCGGACATGAACAATCCGAATCTCTCTGACGCTGACCTAAAGGCATCCATCGCCAAGTATCAGCCTACCATGTCGCAGTTCGCGAATATGCGCGATGCAAACATCTCGAACGATCAATCTGGCCAAAGCATGACGATCCCCTATGTCACGCCCGGCACCATGAACACGACGCCGAACGCACCCGCACCCCCTGCGATTATGTCGGGCTTGCCGGTGGCGACAATCGCACCGCAGACATCACAACCCGCAGCGCAGGGTGTGCCCCAAGGAGGTTCTCAAGGTCAACCGCAGTCAGATCCGTTCGCCGGAATCGCGGAAGACAACGCAGTGGCAGCAGATCCCTTTGCTGGCATAGCGGAAGATGCCCCACATCCAACGTACATGCAGGGTGTCAATCGCTCGGCTGGCGAAGTCCTGAAGGGCATGGGCAAGATGGCGCTCGGCGCAATCGCGTCCGACCCATCAGTCGCATCAATCAGCCCAGTCGCGCACGTTCAACAGTTGGCCGACAACAACGAACTGAATCAAGACCTTCAATCAAACAACCCGGCTCAAACCGTCGGTAAGGCTGCTGCGGCTGGTATCGCGCTCGGTCGCACAGGCGGCTTCGATCCAATTGAGAACCTTGTCTCCCTGGCCAAGAAGGGTTACGGCAATGTCACCGGCTCCACGGCTGTAGACGCGCTCCATTCTTCACTCGGCAACACGCTTCAGAAGGTCGCCGCCGAAGCTGGCGTAGATGTTAAGCCGACCGACAACATTCGCAAGGTCATCCCCAATGTCGCTGACGCCATAGAGGCAAAAGCGAAGGAGAAGATGGACGCCCTCGACAACGCATGGCAGGGGCTTAAGGTAACTGCGCGTGGTGCAGGTGGCAAGTTCATGACCGGCACGACGGAAGAACTAGGACTGCCCGACTCTATCACCGGCTTCGACGATCAAATCGGCAAGCTCCAGAAAACGCTCCAGACACAATCCGGCGCTAACAACATCGAGGCGCGCGCAGCCACGCAAGCCAAGATCAAGGAACTCACGAACGCGAAGTCACAAATACTCCGATCCCTCGACAAGCAAGACTTGGGAACAGCTCACGACGAAGCTCTCAAGCTGCAAGATCAGGCAGAGGAACTTCGCAACCTCCGCGATGCACACAACCGCGCAACGAAGGGGATGCCAGGACAAACCAATCCAAAGAAGTTTGGTGAGGAACTTGAACCACTTTACAACTCAGGACAACTGCATACGGCTCTCGGTCCTGACAATGCTGAGAAACTGATGTCAGACACAGCGGCAACCGCGCGCACCTTTGGACGCACACAAACCGTTCAGAAGGTCGGCAAGGCGGCTGCAAAAACAGCACTCAGGGCCGCAGGATATGGGCTCGGAGCGGATTTGCTCAAGTGATCCCGCCGCGTCGTTCACCTAAAAACAAACTAATGCAACAACCCGCTCTACATCAGAGCCAGGAGATGCTGATGACCCCAGCACAACAACAAATTTTAGATGAATTGAAAGACTTCCGCAAAGAAGTGGGCATACATATTACGGAGACGCGCGACCGGCTCATCGTTCTAGAAACAACCACGGCGCGCATACCGGAGCGTGTCACTGCGCTCGAAAGAATGAAGTGGCAAATCCTGGGAGGCGCATCCGTCATCTCCGCGGCAGTCGCATATGTTCTGAGGCACATCATCTAATGGCTGACTTCACCATCGCACTCAACGAACTACTCTCATACGAGGGCGGCTACTCGAACAACGCAGCCGATGCCGGCGGCGAAACCGTTTACGGCATCGCGCGCAAGTGGCAACCCAATTGGCCCGGCTGGGTACTGGTTGATTCTCTCAAGACTCAGCGCCCTAACCTCGTCGACCTTAACGCCGCCCTCAAGGCGGACTCGCAAGTTCAGCTGGCCGTCCAACAGTTCTACCGGCAGAAGTTCTGGAACTTCGACAAGGTGCCATCGCAACTCGTGGCCAATAAGATGTTCGAGATGGAAATCAACTTCGGCCCAGGCTCCGCTGTCCGTATCCTCCAGCAAGGTCTAGTCCGTCTAGGCCACGCCATCGCGCTCGACGGCTCCCTCGGACCCGCCACACTCGCCTTGCTCCAAACGCAAAATGAGCCAGACACATTACATGCGTTGAGAACATATTCTGTTCTCTATCGTATGCACCGTGTACTGGCTCAACCAGATCAAATTCAATTTTTAGAGGGTTGGGTTTGGCGTGATTGCTCGTGATTTTTCCAACCTCTATTTGGTCTACGGTGTTGTCCCTGCTCTTTTGCTGTAGACCACTTACAATTTCCCGGCTCATAATTTCCATTTGGATCTATTCTATCCAAACTTTTATCCAAGGGGCGTTCACCCATATCGGCGAGAAAATTCAAAAAATTATCCCATCTGGGAGACATTATGATGCCTCGACCCCCATACTCGGGATAGCGATTGCTGTTCACACTATAACAACGCTTACGAGCATTGGTCCAAGACTTGTATGTTGGTGAATGTTGACCACGCTTTGCGTGATTGTGAATAGGTATATCTGCATATGCTCTTAAACGGGGCATCCTGCCCTCCTTTGGTTGTGGCGCGACACTGCCTAGTCAAACTCGTAATCCGTGTCAAACCATTTCTCATTGCGCGTGACGCGCGTGATGCGGATCTGCACATAGTCGCCCTGCTCACAGTGGTCCCAGAACGGCTTGCTCACTGGCATCCACTCCGCGCAACCGACAGGACACTCGAACTTACGCAGCACCAGACTGTAACGACCCAGGTGCGCCAACAAATCAATTTTCTCTACAACCTCATGGGTACCGATTTCGATCATGGCCGCGAGTCACCTTTCTCTCCGTAGATGGTACAACTATAACAACCGCAAGTACTGGAACAACGAGCTTCCATTCGACACCGTTCTTTTATGGGCTCCGCTCACCGATGCGCATGGTGAGGCGCGTGTCAAGGAAATCAAACTCGACCCAGCACTTCAACTGTTTCCGAAGTTCATGCGCATCATACTGCTCCATGAGATGGCCCACCTCCGCAATCTGCGCTGGCACCACGGCAAGAAGTTCCAAGCCGAGATTGACCGCCTCTATGCGGCCGGAGCCTTCCGCGGCCTTATTTGAGCAGTCCCAGGTTCTTCTTGATCGCATATCGCAACTCCAGCAAGTCATCCGCATCCTTGCCACTCGCGCACAGCATAGAGTCCCGACTCAGCAACTCGACCACCATCCGCAACAAACGATTCTTCTGATTCATCTGCTCACATTCCTCCCACACCCCTACGTCAACTCGGCGTAGGGGTTTTCTTCGTTTGGCCACATGACAATTAGACGGACGGTTTCCTCGCCCTTGAGAAGCACGGCGAACATGTAGAACTCGAACAGATCGTCCTTAGTGATCTCGATCCGCTCAATCCGGGCATCGTCTGGAAACTGGTATGAATCCAGAAACCTACTCTGTGTCGCCGCGCTCGGCTTTACTCTGTAATTAGCCACTACTCCTCCTCGAACAGACCGCCGTCGTTCTTGCCCTTCTTGTACTTCGCGTAATTGTCACCGTGCTTGTAACCGAATGGAATTACGAATCCATCCATCTGCTTGATGGGCGAGTCAAGTAGCTGCCGAATGTCTTTAGCCAGTTTCTCACCTTGCTCGCCTTTAGGTAAGGAATAGAGAAGCTCATCATGAACCACAGACTGCGGTAGAACTCCAAACGTATCCCACACATCAAGGGCTCTTTGATTAACCACGTCGGCTCCGTCGGAACAGCCCAGGTAATGAGCAGCACGTTTCGTCCGCTCATGATCGTCTTGTGCATATATCATCCTCACTCTTCCGAAGCTGTTGACGAGTTGAAGGTCGCCTTGAGACATTTGATGACGGAGCCTATTATGCCAATCTCTAACTTCAGGATTGGCGTCAAAGTATCCATCTTGCAACTTTTGAGCTTTCGCGCGGGAAGCATCCGAAGCATTTCCATAGAGTCTTCCAGCCAAACTCGGAACCGTCTCACAATAGTTTGTCGCATGTACAGTCGCCTTTCCAGCTTGCCGCTCGTCATCACCAACATCTGCCATCGCCTTCTTGAGTATGCGAGACGCAGTGAGACGATGAATATCAAGACCCGAAGCATAATCTGCCAGCAGTTGAGTAGCATTCGCTTGCCTCGCTACCGTGCGCCCTTCGATGTTCTTTCCATCAAAGCTAGCCAGAAATTCGTCATCATTCTGAGCCAGTACAAAGCGACGGTATTCCGGTGGGACGTTTTGGAAATTAGGGTCAGAAGAACTGAACCGTGCCACAGCAGTACCAGTAACATTAAAGCGCGGAAATACTCGACCGCGCTCGATGGATTCATCATTGAACCAAGCATCGACGCCCTTGCCTTCATCCTTGAACATGATAAGCTGAAACAGCTCCTGATGGATCGGCTTAAGCTGCTGCACATCGAAACCAGACTCAAGAACAATGTCGCCCGATGCAGAAACGCGGGTGAACTCTTGCGCATACTTGCTGACCCTCCTCAACAGCTTGACTAGCACATCATAAGACGTCTTCTGTACGTTTACTTTGTGCTCTCGGAAGTACTTCTGAATCTGCTGCCACGACGTTGGACTGAATGGAAACGACTTCGCTATCTCGCGCCGCGCATCAAGCCACTTGGCCTTAAACTGACGCAGACCTTCGGAATCCACGCGCATTCCCCGAACACGCATAAGGTGAGCCATCTGGGCCAGGCGCTGATCTTTCTCCACGAGATGCCACTGGTCTGTGATATTGAGGTCAACCTCCAAATCTTTCCACAGCCTAAAGTTGTACGCTGTGTCAAGTCCGTTGTAATAGAGTAGGTCACTTTTGTCTTCCTTCCATGCAGTTGTGGGCCGGTAGAACCTGACTAGATCCTCCAAACCGAATAAACCCATCCCACTCCAGTGCGGGTGAATAAGATGGGCCACAATCATCGTGTCAATGATATGTTTAGCAGAATATGACTTGGGTTCTGGGAGCCCAAGTTCTCTGAGTTTGGGTAGATCAGCGTCGATGAAATTGTGGCCGATAATCCGAGTTCCGTTTTCAAGAATTGCTCGAACACTCTCACTGCCTTGGCCAACGTCATAGGTTGCGTAAGACTTTCCCTCTTCGTAGGAAATTCCAACAACTGTAAGTTTACCGGATTTTTTGGTTTTTCTGTCATATTGCCACTCCAGATCCACTACCGCTTCCGCGGCATCCTGATAGGGCGCGATGCCCTTCACTACTTGCGGCCGCGCCAATACACTTCGATCCTTCGCCGCTTGCAACAGATTCGCAGTCTCCCGAATCACTAGCGGTAGAAGATTAGGCTGCTTCATCACACTCGACGGTGGCAACGTCACCCCGATCAATCGTCCATTTCGTTCATCAACTGATCCGTGCCAGTTCGCAACGCTGTCCGCGCCGAGATAACGCTTAGCCGTAAGATCCGCGATGCAAAGAAGAGGAACGTCACTCCCCACTGAATCCCATATGCCGCTCGCTGCAACCGGCGCTGGAGCCGGATTCGGATTCTTCTTTGTCTTTTTCTGCGCTCTTGGATATTTACCAACGAGTTGCGGGTAGGTGTAGGCGAGTTTGACTTCATCATTTCCGACCCCCGCATTTTCCAGCCAGTTCTTCTTCAACCAAAATCCAACCTTACCACCAAACTCGGTCCCAGAATCCTTATCCTCCCAGGACCGCATATCCGATTCGACTAATAATTTCAACATCCGCTATCCTCCAGAACCTCTCCTGGGGCAGGTTCACCCATAGACCACGAATTCTCTAAGCCATCGGGCAACATCTCCCCACCATGTTCCGGTTGAGAGCCGCGCGTGCCATCGTAGGTGCTCGGCTGTACATCGCCCGCGTGAATCCACGGTTGTTGGTCCGCATTGATAACAATACACATTTCGTCTACCCTCCGGCAGTCCATCAAAGTCTGGCCCCCAATTTGTTTGCTCGTCGTTGCGCCACACGAAAAACAGTTCACTCGCGCACTGCTGACAGTAGCCCATCAGAGATGTCGATGCTTTCAGCCTTAACTCTTTCCTTAATTCGCTTTCCATCTTTCTCCTTTACCTCTCGCTTTTCTGCTGGCGTTCGTACAAAGAGACCTGATGCTGGATCAAATGTAAATCGACTGTTAGGTAGAGGAGCATGGTTCCGAAATTTCCATCGTATTGAAAGCTTGGGAGGCTCATCGTCTCCCGTAACATGCTTTGTAATGTAGCCAATTGTGTCTGGGCTATCTTCAATGACGCTGCTGCCCCGAGAGGTTCTTGGTGCTGTCTGCTGTTCGCTCGGCTCCTTACCCATATGATGTATGACTACGGCCGTGAAACCAAACTTGATCTTCAAGTCGCGCAGCCGCATGAACACCTTCATCATGTCAGTCGAGCTATTCTCTTCGCCCTGCGTAGACATGCGCAGTGTGTCTAAGAACACAACTTGTGGACGTACCTCTTGAAGCAAGTCGAATAAGTTCGTCGTGCCAACAGTTCCTGGGTCGAGGCTGATTGGCATTTCATCGGAGGTTCTAATGAGGAAGTCATTCGTCTCTCCAAATGCTGCTGCCATAGGCTGCATACGTTTCTTTGCTTCTGCGATTCCGATTTCGTAGTCGATGTAAAGCACCCTCGCCTGCTGGGTTGGCATATCAATGAATGGTTTGCCCGACGCAATAGCAGATGCCATGTGCAGGCCCAGAAATGTTTTCATAGACTTCAGGGGGGCGCTCAAAAGCATGGTGCCCCCTTTCGTCAAGAACGGAGGCACGATGTATTCAACTTTGTCATTTCTTCTGAGCAATTCCCCCATCGTAAACAGGGGCACGAGTCCTCCTAGTAGATGGCGTCGATCAGATTGTGTTCCAACGCCTCTTGCGCCGAGATGCTGTAATCTTTCCGCTTAATCAGTTTCCGCAACTCCACAATGTCGATGCCGCTGCGGTCAACGATGATCTTGTCCAACTTGGCTTGCAGCTTGCTCGCCTGGATGAACTCATCTTCCTGACCGCTGATCGAATTGTGGCTGCCGTAACTGACCTCGTGCAACAAGAACTGACTGTTGGGTGTCGCGAATCGCTTCGTCGCCGCCTGCAACACAATAACGCCCATGCTCATGCACGCACCCTGCACCACGATATTGATCGGCACCTTCTTCTCATGGTGCTTGATCGAGTCATAGATGCCCAGGCCCTCAATCACACTACCGCCCGGCGTATTCATGAATACGGTGATGGGTTTCTTGTTCTTCGCCGTCATGTACGCGAGCATGTTGTCCGTAGTCGAGTGAACGGACCGGCCAATCTCCCCAGCCAAGGAGAAGCGCCGCTGCTCACTAAGGGTGTAAGCTACCTCATCTTCGAACGTTCTATTTGGCTTCGCCGCTGGCATTCGCTTCCTCCAAGTCAATCTGCAATTGGGCCAAAACGCGCCACGCTGCGTTCGCCAAGTGATAGCTGCCACTCGGGTCTTTTATCGTACCGACCGCGTAATCCAACAGATGCCGACTTGCCGCATCTGCGTGATCATCAGACTTGCCACGGCTCCAGTGGAGATCCTCTCCTGGGTTGTGCTTGTCATTGCCGATCCTGCTGACGCGCGCAACTTCCAACAGGGCCAGCGGAAAATACTTCATCACACCGCTGAAGAATGGCAGACTCTTACGCTCCGCGGAATCAGTCGGCAATCCGCGATAGTCGTGATCATCAAGCACAGCATACTTAGCGTCTCTACACACCGAAGGTCACCTCCTGAATGTTAGCCGCAAGAAACGACTCAAAGGAGTCGTAATGTTTGATCATCCCTTTATAGTAGTGGAACACGTTTTCCATCGGGCCAATGACATTGATCCACTTGCCTCGGCCCAGCGCATAGCCAAATTCCACATGCCGACCTCCGCGCGGAATCCCAACGAGTGGGTCTTCGCTGAAGAACAACAGGACATCAGCGGAGTCAATATCATAAAGATCGTAGGCCGCCGTCTGTGCAAGCCACTCATCAGTTTGATCCGTCAGAGCTCCGTCCAGCGGCTTGTCTTCATCCAGCCATCTTGAGGTGACCGTGTGGCCATGCCGCCTCAGCGTATCAGCATAATCACGCAACTCATTACGCCGACTGTAACGCCCAGCCAAGTAGATTCGCATCAATCCGCTCCCTCTGCGCCCTGCTCCTCATACGCGATCTGCTGAAGGCGCTCAAGCGAAATTTGCTCATGTTCCTCAACCGTGACCGGCCGCACTTCGCTCGGATCAGTCACGACGATTTCCGGGCCACTATCCTCCGCGAATCCGATTCCCTGCTCGGTTGCAACCGGTACCATAGGATACCGCCCGAAATAACGGGAGCCAGAGCGTAAGCATTCATGATCGCAAAAAGCAAAAGTTGAGCCATCGGCACGTTGCACCTTCAGAATGCTGGCCAGCAGAGCGGCCTGGGTTGGATCATTGGGATTGACCTGCACCACTTTGCCGCAGTAGTGACAAGTGACATTGATCAGCGTGACCACTGCCTGATAGTTCGCGTCGTGTCTGTTGCTCATATAGGTTTCCGCCTATTGTTATTTTGTTCTGTTGGGGTGGACCACTTACAATTCCATTTTGCGTAAGGTCCATCGTTATCTTTTCGGTCTAGTGTCTTACCGTCTGGTCGAACTCCCATATCTTCAAGAAAGTTTTCAAACATCCCCCAACGGGGATCGATTGTGATACCGCGCCCGCCATAGTTTTTGTAATTTGGATTCTTCACATTGAGACACCTTTGTCTCATACTCGTCCAAGAATTATGCGTACGCGATGGGCGTTTACCAAATTGCGTGTGACCGTGGCGCAAATTGTTTCTTATCCCTAGACTAGCTACTCTCACTAGATGATGTCGTCTCCGTTTCGAATGTGTTCCAGTTGAATCTCTACCAAGTCCATCGCGTGCTTCAATTCCAAGTAGCGCGCGACCACTGTCCGATGGGTCGTGTTCTTGTCGAACTCGTCCAGCGCATCCTGGGCCGCAGCTATCTCTGCGCCCATCCACTGCGCCTCTGGCAGCCGCTTGGCGGTGTCGAGGAGTCCGCGCGCATCTTCGACGCCATTGAGGATGTCAACGACCGTCGGCTCCTTCTCCTCGTCTCGCTGGTGAAGCGTGGGAGGAGGATAGCAAACAGTGACGCCATCAGTAGTGTGACACAAAGGATCTGCGGGATCACTTTGACTTCTTTCTTGCGCCATACTCCACACCGGCAAAGCTAAAGCGGCCGCGAGTAACGACGACCGGATAAACCTGAAAGGTGCCATCGTCCCTCACCTCCACTATCGTGAATCCGTTGACCCACGCAGTCGGTTTGTTGCGCAGGTAGTTGGGGTTGGTTGCACCAGTGATAGGCGAACACCAACCCATGTGTTTGTCTTTCTGACCAAACGGAGCAATACGAGAAGCCGACTGCGGAGCATGGATGTGGCCGTAAAGCACAGATGACCCATACGCGAGTACGGCGCGGATAGCATGATTCGCAGCAGCCTGGTTGCCCAAGCCTGTAAGAGTCTCTCCATGGATGACCTTCAGCTTCCCAAGACTAAATATGTGACCAGTCCTAACAAAGTGCCACCCCCTACGATCCAGATCCAATAGAATACGACGCTCGACAGTTCCGAGCAATTCGGGGTTTTCTTGCACGAGTTGATTTTCCCAGTCGTCATGGTTTCCCTCAATCCACACTTTGATGGCCCCTTTTGGTAGAGCGCCCTCCAGAGGATCAAGAATCTTCGTCTTGAAAAGCTCTGTGTTACGAGCATAACTGCCAGGACTTCGAAAAAGAATCTTAGACTTATTGTGGTGCGAGATTTCGTCATTGCTGTTCTGATCGCCGCCAAAGATGAAGCCCTTCAGCTTCGGCCCTCTCTTCACAAAATCCATCATCGCGTTATGCGTGGGCCAGTCCACATGTGGACTATGCTTATCAAAATCTACTACCCACAACCCTGCTTGACTCTTCTTCACCATGCGTCTCCGTTCCAATCCTTACTAGTGATTCTCTCATAAGCCACCAGTGCCGCATCGGGAGTCAGGCTCCGCAACCTTGCCGGTTCCACATCAATATTCTCACACATCTCATCGAAACCCGCGCTCGCGACGAAGCCGCGCGCCTCATCCGCAATGATGCGACTCACGTCAGCCACATGCGCCCGATTCGAGATGCCCAACCACCTGACGTTCTTCGCTTCTTGCTGGGCAACCGCTAACAATGCAGCCGCCAATATCATCCTGCGTTCAGGTTGCACTATTCGCTCCTTAAATTTGTAGGGGGCCACCCTCGGGTAAGAAATGACCCCCGCACTACACACCCTCAACCGTATTAAACCTTCGGCGCATAGAACGACTTGATCTCTAAGCGCGAAGGATCATCCTTCCGAGGTCCGGCCGTGAAGCCAACGCGCTCGCCAGTCAGAGCATCGAAGTCGATGTCTTCCAGGCCAGCAGCCTTGAACAAACCACGAGTCAGCTTAGACATGTTGATCTGATAGCTGATCTTTTCGTTGTCTTCCAGGGCCTTCGCATCAAACGCAGCATCGAACCATTCTGCCTTCACATTGAAACGCGCCTTGAACTCGTACTCATCACCGGACTTCTCATCCGTAAAGCTCAACGGCACCGTGACGCTGATGTAGTCGTTCTTCGCTTCCTTCAACTCAACATCGCCAACGACGCCCACGGCGCTAATCTTATCGGCCTTGATTTCGGGCACATCACTGATCTTGACACTTGGCAACAATCCGCTCATGATTAATTCTCCTTGGTTTGTGTAAGTTTGCTCTTAACCGCGGCGGCAAAATCACTTGCGCCCCGCGATCCCTTTGCCCTGACTTCTTCTTCCATCTTCAGGAAGGGAATCAGGCCGTCTTCTGCGGCCAGATAGTCCTGGCCTTCGGGCAACTTCGGTACAAAGTAGCCGCCCGGAAACTTTTTCTTCAACTCGGTCGCAAAGAACGGGTTGACCGTAACCTTCGCTTTCCACGAGACCTTTGGAGAAAACTGGTCAGCATGGTTTTCGAAATAAACACGGATCTGTCCACCATCGACGCGCTCAGTGTGGAGCAAAATTCCCACCAGCTTTCGCATAGTGTTTGTCGCCGCTGAGCCAACAAGTTTTGGTCCTCTGATGAGGTTGCCATCGTCATCCTTCCCCTTCGACTCGTGACTCGTCCACAAGATGCGTTCAACCGGCAGCATCGCCGAGTTACGCACCAGCTTCAGTCCCTCTCCCTGCGCCACGCCAAAAGCTGTCTGGGACGCAGCCATGAAGGTCTTGCCGCCTTCTGAGTATCCGTCGTTCTGCTCGCGGGGGAACCGGCCGGTCTCTCGGAAGTAGTCGAGCACGTTCTCGACAATGGTGCTGACTCCTTCAAAGATGTAGGCTCCATACTTTCCATGATTCTCTTCCTTCGTGGTCCACTTCTGCTTCTTGATTTCCTGCACAACTTCCTTGCCGTCTATCTTGACGGTCTTCTTGATCACATCGAACTGCCCAGGCTGCGGCAGATCCCCCTCTACGATCCGCTCATACGTAGATAGCGGAGTAGTTGAAGATATAAGGAAGATGGGCACAACAATTCCAGCGTCGATAAGATCTTGAAAGACAGTCTTGCTCGAATCTTCAGCCGAAACCAGAACGATAGGCAGACCGGTTTTAGCATAGTAGTATCGAGCGAAAGAATGAGCACGAGTAGATTTGCCGTCGCCGCTATCTCCGTAGTCCATGATAATCCGACCGCGTACAAGATCAACGTCACTCGGAACAAGCACCTCAGGAGCCTCTTCGCCTCCACCATCAACCCCCAGCTTCTCGCCCACCACAACCGGCGTCAGCGTCTTCTTGATTTCAATTCCCATCGAGCCTCCAGTTTACCTTCCTCAATCACCCAGCTTAACACGAGAACCCTCTTGGGGCACCCTCCACTCACTTACATCCCCCTGGCCCAAACGCCTTGTCCAACACTGCGCCGCTATACGGCACATGCACACGCTCGCCCTTGTCTCGCTGAGACTCTCGGAGCGAGTCAGCGACGGCGTGATTATACACTTCGTCGGCCGTCAACTCGATCTCTTCCTCGTCGTCGTAGGCGTCGTCGCGGAGCAGATCGAGCGCATCAGTCGCGCGGTTATAAAGTTCGCACTCGGCTTCCTCGATCTTATCGATGCCTACCAAGGCGTCATGGATGGCCGTCAATAAGCCCAGTTCACTCCAACCCGCGGCTTCGTCCAAGACGTTCTTGATGTGTAGTGCTTTCTCGAATATCGTCATTTGCCCTCTCCTGGGTACGGCACGTATCTGGTTTTGTAGCCCGGTTTCTCAAAAAAGATGGACGTGAATTGGTCTCCGTTCTCGGCCAAGCTCTTCCGGCCGAGTGCCACACGCTTGAAGTCGCCGCCCAGGATTGCCTCAAACAGAAGCGCATCTTGGTGCCTCACATCCTGATGGAAGTCCACCGTCACATGGAGATTGCCGCCGCGCGACGTGTTGATATGCCAGCCAGAGATGGGCGCAAGGGCGTGAACCATGCTCAACCGCTGATCGAAGCCCCCTGGCAGAAATGGGGTGTCGATGTCAACTAGCACCTGATTCGGCTTCCGCAGAAGCATCACCAAGCCGTTCTCCTGCGCAAACTTCGCCAACCTCGTCATGTCAGACGTGTAAGGATTCTTCTGCTTCTTCGGCTTACTCTTCGGCGTGAAATCAATCTTGCCGATCTCCGCTAACGCAAATTCGCGCCCCGGCGTCGGCTTTGGATAGGCCATTTCCACCACGGTGGCCGCGTCGGACCAGTCAGGTTCATTGCCCCAGTTACACATTTTCTTCCTCCAGACCCAGGTGATCGATGCGTTGTGTGAAGCTGGCTAGATCTTCTTCGGACAACTCGCTAGTTGGGCGACCACAGATGCCAGCGTACTCGCAAGTAGGATTACCTTGCCAATCAGGATAGTTGCATGGATAAGACCACAGATGCGGCCACGGTTTGTCGACACCAAATGCCCTCCGGTACATCAAGATTGTCTCGGCCGTCTGATGCACACTCACCAGATGTTGCGCGAGTTGATAGTCAGTCCGTTTGCTTTCGATGACCCAGTGCTTCGGTGGCACATGCTCCGTCACCACGCGATACAACATGCCCTTGACCGGATAGCCCAGCATCCGCGCCGCATTGATATAGAACAGTGGCTGTGACGCATAGCCAAATTCAACTTTCTTCTTGCCCTCGGTCGTCTTGGCGTTCGCTGTCTTCGTATCGCCTACCCATGCGGCATCCTTGTACTGAACGATCTCGTCGAACTTGCCGACGATGTGATGTGGTGAGCCCGGTATGGGCAAATCAAACGCGACCTCAGCAAGCGGACGGCCATCGTCATGCATCAGCTGGATGGACTTGTCGCCGTCCCATCGCTGCTTGAATGCGGCGAACAACGCTGTGCCCATCTGCTTCGACTTGTCGCTCAACCGCTGCGGCTCAGCCTTCAAATTCTTGACTGACATCGCGGCCTTGTTGCGCTTCTCATTCAACTCATGCATCAGGATGCCACGGCCGAAATAATATGGCACAATGATAGGCACGATATTCTTCTCATACGTCAGCCGGTACAGTTCTGGGTTGGCCCAGAAGGCCGAGTAGCGCGAATTGTCAATCTTCATGTATCACCTTCATTCGATTGCCACCTACGAGAGACATAATCTGCATTCGTATGATGCGCTCCACATCTTCAGCCTGATGCTCCCTGGCTAGCACAATGGCACCGCGCAATGCCATCATCAAACTTTCCTCGGTCAATTCAATTTTCATGTCTCACCCTGTGTATTTCGTCATACATATCCACGAACGATTCAGGATGCATGATGTCGTGAGTGTTGCCGTCGGAGATCTCGACGTCGTAGCCTTCCTCATCATTGCCAACCAAATGAGCGACCGGATACTTCTCCAGCATCGCCCACAATTTTGCTTCGCGTTCTGGTGTCATGGCTTCTCCTTGGGGATGCTGGCCAGAGCTGCATCTGCTATCGACTTCGGGCATATGCAAGGCTTTGCCCCGCGTGGCCAATCGGCTATAAGTGGGCACCAAGTGTGGTGCTGCTTACTGGATTCTTTCAACGCCTTTATCAACTGGCTGATGGTGGTTGCCTGCTGGGTAACCTGCCATTCAAGTTCTTTCACACGCAGACGGAGATCGTCGCGTTCGTTGCGAATCTCAAGGCTCATGGTGTCTCCCTTTCAAACTTATGGCAGAGTTGTCAGGCCCAGGATGAATGCGATCACTGCTTTCTTCATACAACCTCCTAAAATTGGTGGATCACATCCGCATTTGATGACTCTGGACGCCCTAGTCGCCGGTGTGATCCCTTGGGTGCCGCTCACCTACTTAAGTGCCCGCGCCGGGATCCTCGGCTTCTGTGGGCGAGTCAGTTGGGGTATTGCGGCAGATCGTGAGCGGCTTCTGTCTCCACGCAACCCCGCATTTTTACCCTAGCCTCGGGAAAGCGCGCTGGCTTGTTGCAGAGACAGAATTGGCCGCTCAGTCACACTCATTACTTTCAATTGTGCCCCGCCGGTTCGTGAGGTTCAGGCACGTTGTCCGGACTTGCGACTGTTGACCTTTCGGCCCATCGTCGCTAATGCAATTGTTGTAATGAGTGTGACTGAACGGCCATTGTCGTTCAGCGGAGGAGTGTTTAATTTCCACCCCTCCAAATACAATCTACCAGTTTTATCGGGTCTTGTCAACCCCCAAGTGTGGATGTCAATATCATTCCATTATGGAACTAAATTGACAGACCACATCTATCTTTCCAATCCCGAGTTGTCATTCACGGCAGAGACGAAGTCCTGCTTGCGTTTGCCACACTCAACGCATTTGTAAACTATCGGAGGTTTCGCGTTATGTTGAGTTTCATTACCTTCGCCGTCAATCCATATCCCTTGATTTCTCATTTGGGGCCCCTTGTTTGCTTCGTCCGCACAATCGGGCGGGGTTGCGAGTTGACCGTGATCTGCCGCGGGAAGGCCAGGATCGGAAATGTGATGGGCAAGCCGCGCAAATCGTCCCACTCGGCTTTGTTCATCGTCGGGATGGGTGTGTACGTCCCATCTGCATTGTCCCGCTTCCACTGGCTCATGCGCGCACCAGCCTATTCCGGCCGCTGTTGTCCCAGATCGCCCTGCCCTTCGCATCGCAGAAGCGGCAGTGGAAGAATGGGTCGCGGATCTCGACCGCGTAGATCGGTTGGAAAGCCAGGGTGCGATCACAGCTGGGGCACTTCTGCTGCCAGTCAGTGACGTTTTCGCGCTTCGGTTGAACCTTCTTGTCTGTGGGCATTGTGTTTCTCCTTAGTCTTCGTAATAATCTTGACCGAGATCGTGGTCGTATTCTTCCCAGTACTCCTCAATTTCTTCGTGTAATTCTGATTCAACCTCTTCAAAAATTTCTCTTACGCGGGAAGGCAGAGGATGACTCTGCCCATCGCGTCTGTCATAATCGTCCAGTGTAGGTAAAATCATTCATCTCGACCTCTCCAAATACAATCTACAGGAAATTGGGGGATGTTGTCAACACAATTAATCGAGTGTTGGGGTTTTTGCTGTGCGGCGTCCGTCACTGAAGGCTTCGCGCGCAGTATCCCACACACGATCCTTCGGCAACTTCGTCCGACTGCGTGCGTAATCTAGGTGCTCATCCTCGCTGTGTGCTGGGATCTCTAGAACCGACAGACCTGCACCCAGGCGACCGATTGCATACTCTTCGCAGCGCCCACACCGACGTACACGTGACTCCGGATTGGTGTTGCTCATATTTGTAGCCTTAGTGCCAACCAAGCCCAGCTTATTCCAGTCACGGCTGGCCTGATTTGGGCCGTGGCCCCTCTTCTGAGCATCTGCTGCCTCGACGTGTGAGCGTATGGTTCCTATGGCACTATCATGCGTGCCGGACAAAGTGGCCTGTCCCTCCAGATACTCACCACTATTCCACTTTTTGCTATTTGGGTGTACCATTGTCATCCTCCTTTGGTTTTTGAAGCTGTTTGATTTCTGAGACAATCATCTTGCGGATGATGTCGACGTAACTGCCTTTGAGTTCTACGCCGCGCGCATTCAATCGAAGACTGCGGGTTACGGGTTGATACGACACTTGGGTGAAGATAAGGGGTCCAACGATTAAATGCAAGAAGACCGTCTCCAACCCCTTTTCCCCCACCCTCCCCTCGCGGATATTCCGCACCTGAATGTAATCGCTGAAACTGTGCTTGCATGGCATGCCATTTTCCCCTCTCGGTCGTTCGTACCACCCAAAGTACGGGAGCCGTCGCGCTTTAGCGCTCCTCCCCCGGCATTTGAATCGTTTGAATGTTCTCCAACGTTTCGCCCGGCCGTAGGACTCGGATCAGATCGGCTACGTAGGGGCGCTGAACATCTGCCGGGTTGCGACGGTTGGGAATCGCCATCCGATTGAGATGCGCAATCTCATCAGCTGTGAACGGCCCCCAATTGCGTGACGCCTGAAGTGAGAAGATACGTTCCTGTTGTGGTGTCATATTTCGCTCCTGTTCTATTGTACCATGTATCATTTTTTTGCCCTCGTGTTATAATGCGATCTTCCAAAGTATCGTCATCGACTCCCGATGCCGTAAGTTGAATGTAGCAAACTCACTGAGCGGTGTCAAGCGGATCTTCCAAAATATCGTCAGTCACTTGCCCCGAAAGGTTCCCGCGGTTGAATGCATGAACCACTCTGGGGCACGCCTCGATCTTCCAAAATATCGTCACCGATCTTTCAAAATATCGTCAATGTCTCAAAAATGATACACAAACCGGCTTTGTGACTCAAATCTGAGACACCTAGACGTCTAGGGGAAGAAAAGGCGAAAGTTACTTCGGTAACCGATTGTAGCAGAGTGACCCGGCGCGCGTCAATACAACTTTCGTCGTATGGACAAACGCAGGTAACTCGGCGGTGGGAAAAAGTAACCATGTAACACTAAAGTGACATGGTGCTCACGAGTTGTCAAGCGTAATCTCAAAACATGAAAACGACACTGATTTTGGTTGCGGTCCTGATATTTGGTTTGATCTATGGCGAGCGTGCAGCGGACCAGCGTGTGAAGGATGCGCGCGTTTACGCTGCGGCTTATAGATCCTGTATGTCCTCAGGCGATGATGCCTTGCTGTGTCACGATTATGCGCAGGCAAAGGTGGACAACGCTCATTAAATTGATTGCGGTTTTATGTGGCTCATGAGATGATTATTGCAGTTGAGGAGATGACGAGATGACCGTTGAGCAAGCAAACTTTCTGGCCGAAGCCCGTTGGATCATGCACGTTCGCGAAGAGATGGACGCAGAGCAGCTTCAAGAGTCACGCTGGATATACCAAGGAACCAAAAGGTATTTCGTAAGAGGGGTAGATGAATCGGAGGTATCACAAGATGAGCGGATTGATGAAGGGTATCTGGTACGCAGTTCTTTTTGAGGTTCTAACGCTGGGCGCGATAGGAGGTTTACTTTGGGCGATTATGTAGATGAGAAGGGATGCGGCCGGAACGTGGCTCAATTGGGCGCACGTGGTCGTCTCGGTTACACGTGGTCGACACCGGAGTTTGCGTATAGTCTGAAGTGTACGCAGTGTCGGAATGAAGTTCCGCACACGCTCATCGAACATCAAACGTTGATCGGGAGGTTGTAATGATTGACCCGGATAAATGGCAATTGGGCAGTCCAGGTAAGGGGCGCAATTCGATGCACATTCTCACGCGGAAGGATGCACTCTTCTTGTTGAATGGTGGCAAGTATTCGCTGCGGCTGATTCTCAAGACGGCGTTGGATTTGCTCATATACGAGGGTAACCAAGCTGACATGTTGCAAGTTGCAGCTTGCGATCAATACCTTCACGAGCGGTTCTACTCACAGTGGTTGGACGAGATGGAAGAGAGAGAGGCAAACCGGTATGTATGATGACATGGTGACAATTCGGCTTGAGACTGAGGATGGTTTCGGCATGGTGGTTAAATCGGGTATCCCGCTTGAAGTGGAATGGGTGCAGGTTAGCGCAAACGCTCACATGATTCTCACGCTCGCAGGCCGGCCGGTAGAAGGATGGGACGCATAATTCGTAGTGGACAATGGTTCGTTTAAAGAAGGAGGGCGTTAAATGGCAACCACAGCTAAGAAAGTCGAGGCCGCGAAACGAGTGCCCGACCCGGACGAGATACCAACCCCTGAACAGGTGATTGAGTACCTGAAAACCGGCAAAGTCCATGACTAAGCCAACCACGTCGGGTCGTGGAAAGCCGCATTCATGCGCGTGTTTATCTGCGATAAAACTTGACATGTCCGCGTGATACTTATTTCAGTCGAGTCATGGAGGTCTAATGCAAGAGCCGGTTAGCAGACCAGTCAAGTTTGAAGTGATTAAATGGCAAGGTGGCAGCTACATGGTCACTCACATGTATGCTTTTACCTGTCGTGTTCGCCACGTTGACAGCGGTAAGAGTCTCATACTGCGTTACGAATGGATCGAACAGGAGAACCCTTTTACAGGGGGAAAAGATAATGCCTGATGCCACGATAGTTGTAGCTTTTTTCCTTGCAACTTGTCTCGCCTTCGGCTATGCTTCTACTAGATCGAGGTGATGTATGACAGCTGAACAGTTGGTGATTGTCTACCGTTTAACGCGCGCGTTGTATTCGGCTCCATTCAATGAGGTTTGGCAGATTTGGACGTTGTTAAAGTATATGGAGGTGCAAAGGTGAAGATGCGAGTTTTGAGTCCGGAGTTTAATCGCGTGGTTGAGTTGATGGCAGGTGACCTGCGCTATACACTTACGCGAGATCAATATGGTTCGTTTGAAGAGATGAAGGCGGATTCTCAGATGCGAGGTGGCGTGTTTTCAGTCAATACGCTGCATTCGCAGACGAGTATCTTTGGTGAGCCGCGTATCAATTGGATGTTTCGCGCATGGCACGATGCAGCGCATTTGGCTGTGGATGCGGGATTTGATCCGGAGGGTGAGGCAAAAGCAGCTCGGTACCAGATACTTCAGATGCGGTTCCGTAAGGTTAGTTCGCCGTTGTTTGAGGCATTAGTTGATATTGAGGTGAATGGGCAGGGTAATTGGTTCGCGCAAACCGGCTCATTCCCGACTGATCAGTATGATTTTACTGTGTTGAAGTTACAGGAACGGCGGATATCATGGTAACTGTTGCGGATAAGGTGATGATAGCGCGGATTGTCGAGTGTTATAGGTCGGCCGATAAGTGGACGGTTGCGGCCGGCAAGAATTGGTATCCTGCTGTACGGGAGATGGCCGGAGTTATGCATCCGAGTGTGGTTGCTGGCGCTGGAGTTATAGCGGCATTGAGTCCACGGCAGAGGTGGGATAAGAACATTGAGTATGCGGTTAGGGTGTGCGATGCAGCGCGTAGTGGGGAAGTTATGCCAAGTGTAGGCGGGACGTTGCGAAACGTCACTAAAGCTTGGAATATCGCGCTTGGAAGCTATAAGTTTGACCCGATTGAGGAGTTGAATTCGAGTGAAGGCAGTTATAAGGTCAATCGGTTCTACTATAACATCTTGGGGGATCAAAGTATGGTCACGGTGGATGTTTGGGCAACAAAGGTGGCGTTGCCGGATTATGATAAGGCAGGTGTGCGCGGTAACACCTATCTGTTGATTGAGGATGCTTATAAGCAAGCAGCGCGTGAGATTGGCACGATTAGTGCGCGTGATCTACAGGCCGTGTGCTGGATTAATGTGAGGGGGAGCGCGGAATGACAGATGAAGGTGATTATTGCCCGCTTTGTGGGGCACATTCGTTTGAATATGGGGAAGGAGAAACCCACCCTCAACAGCTTGAAGAGTGGAAAGAAGCAGTCAAAGCGCTTTACGAAAAGTTGTTTCCGGCCGATCAAGGTTCGTGATCGAGTAGCACGAAAGTTGTATTTGACATTGGGGATGCGGGCGGCTATTCTATTGGAACTGGAGGCAACACACAATGCGGACTACTGAGGCTTACAAAGTGATTAAGAATGCGCTTTACCATTTGAACGATATGGACCGCCCATTGGACATGTTTGACGCTCACAAGGATGCGGAACGTATTTTGGGTCGGGCGCACGCTTGCGTTGGGACGGAATTGAGTGTGTACATTCGGCAGCAAGAGAATTGCCGCCTAGTTGCGTATCGCGGATAGCTCGCGAGGTGTATTGACACAAGGCTGGCCGATATGGTTGGCCTTTTGTTGCGGCCGCATGTTGGCAACATGGTAAACACTACAGGTTGGGGTGGACCAGGCGCACACCACAATCAAGCTCACCGACCTGCGTGTTACGATCCTCGCAATTCGTGTTACGCTCAAGCGAGCTTACTAAGCAAACGTTAGAAAGTATGTCGCGAACGTTGACATCATTGGGTTTAGCTCGGTTGAACGCGACCACCCCGGTCGAAAGTTTGGGGCGGGAGGGCCTCGGGGGTATGGACGTAGGCGCGCGGGCGCATAGCGACATCAATCGAAAGGGCTTAGCTCAAAAATTTTGGAAAAATCCGCAGAACTTCGAAGCCAAACGAAGGCACTCGCAAGCCTGGATTCAACGACATCGCCACACATGGCCAAAAGCCGGGCGCGCAACCGGCAACCCTACGCCAAACCCGGGGGCCACCCTCCTAACTGCTTGATTCAACGGCAGTTAAACGCAAGGCGAGCTTCGCTCGCCCTACTGAGTGTGCCCCAAAAAGGTTCACGCGCGACCGCTGTTCATGTTTCGTGAACGCCGTTTTCGACGGCCCAGACCAAAATGACCCCGTTTACGACGCACAAACACGAATTTCGACCAAAACCCCCAACCGATGAGGCTTTTTGCTCCCCGAAAGGAGCGCCCGCGGAGCGAAGGCGCGAAAATTTCGTACCTTGGGTATTACGGTTGACCTGACTGAAAGAAAAAGTACCCCATTTTTTCTTAATTTGCCGCGCCGCAAAATAGTGGGGCCCCTTTGCTACGGTTTTGACCCAGGTTCATGTTAGATTGGTATTGGAGCAGTGGAAATAACAGCAAGGGTTGATTCCTCACGCCGCCACCTCCAACCACACTCGACCGGCACAGAGATTCAGAACCGATTCAAAACGGCGCTCTGATGCAACCTCGTCCGAAGGCACGGACCCAAGCTCCTGGGTTCCTGAATAGCCGAGTGGTTCATAATTTCGAAATTTGAAAGGCTCCATCATGAGCAATAACCTAGGCACATACGCGCCAGTTACCGTAGGAACCACAGCCGTTCAAATCATCCCGGCTGCCCTGATCACCGATTGGCAGAAGGTGCCCCGCATCATCCATCCGAAGGCCAGCATCTCCATTCAGGCGGACCCATCCAACACCGGCATTATCTACGTCGGCTCCTGGCTTCCCGCAGTCACCGCGACTCAGTACGCGCGCGCACTCAATCCCGGCGACTGGTTCACCGTGGCAGGCTCCGCATCCGACCCCGGCCGCATCGGCATCATCGGCTCCGCATCCGCTCAAGTCGCACACATTTCGTTCTCTTAAGAGGATTATTATGGGAATTTCGTCCGGTCGGCTCGTCATACGTAAACTGATGGCTTTCTTATTTCTGCTTCCTACTCTGCTAATGGCCCAATCGGGTATTGGGGGCGGATCAGTCCGTAACCTCACCTCGCCCAACTTCGCTGGCAACATCAGCCCTTATCTCATGCCGCATTGGGTCGCCTGCACCGCAAAGGTCAAGATCAACGCCGGTAATTGCCGAGTGTACGCCGTGGGCGACTCTACGACCTATGGTGATTATTCCACTAATACGTCGGATACAGGAGACATCACTGTCTTATCCTGGCCTACACTTCTCGCCAAGCAGCTGAACTCTACGCTGATGCCTGCCAATCGCGATTCTGTCATGGGTGCGGCGAATGGCCTAGCGCCGGAATTTGGTAATGATGCTCGCCTGGTAATCGGCTCTGGTTGGACTGCCTTAAACTCGCCTTCAACGGGTGGCCTTCTGTACTCCGCATCCGCGGCCACTGCGTCTTTGGCATTCACTCCTACCGGTCAGGTCAATCAATTCAAATTGTGGTACGTCACCAACAACGGTGGCATTGGAACCTATGCCGTTGATGCAGGCGGCACAACCACTTTCTCTTCGGGCGGTGCTGCCGGATTAACTTCTGTAACTATCGCAGCGGGTGCTGTCGGCTCACATACGCTCAATTTAAATTGGTCCTCTGGTGCAGCAATCTATGTTGTCGGCATCGAAGCCTCTAATACAACCGTAGGCTCTATTCAAGTTACCAACTGTGGTATTGGCGGCGCGGGAGCCGGAACCGTTGCTGGCATTAGTTACGCATCTGCGGTTGCGCCATGGTCTCCGCTTAACGCCGTTCCTACCCAAGCCCCTGACGTTGTTCTCATCGATCTGGGCATCAACAACTGGCAAGGAGCCAACAGCACCTCTGTGGCTGTGTTCACCACCAATCTGCAGGCCATGATCACAGCTTGGAAAGCGACTAGCGATGTGATATTGACTCCTGGCCCACCGAGCTCTATAAGCGTGGTAGCTCTTGCCACACAACAGCAATATATAACGGCCATGTACCAGCTCGCGATAACCAATCAGATTCCGATTATCGACCTCTTTGACAGGTGGGGCTCATACGAGAGAGCAAACATTGCGCCATTTTTGTTTTATGGCCATACTTTGCATCCTAATGGCCCCGGCTATTCTGATTTTGCTCAAGCCATCTCTACGCAACTGCTCTCTGTCATAGGCGGAAAATAATGCCGGGGCTAACGCGATTCCCTTTTCAGCGTTCCGCCGTTGCAA